CTAGAAAAGCTCTAGATAAGGCAAGCTAGGTTCCCCTTAGAGGACACCGCAACTTAACCCCAGTATATTTCTGAATATATTGGATAAGTGGCACTGCCTCTAAGGCCCTACCTTGCCATACATCTAGTAGCATTTTAGTCAACTGGGCTTGTGCAAGAGATATGCTACGAGCTCGTCTAAGTGAGAATACATCCTTACCTACAAAGTACTTGCTAATCCCTATAGAGAAAATATCTACAGAGGGATCACTAACCAAAGTGTTAGCTTCCTCTACAGATTTTCTAAGTAGACGATTAACAACCTCTGTGATAGGGTTGCATTCACGTCTTAGAGCTTGTAATAGTTGGACACTCAAGCTTGGGAAGTGTATTCGATAGGGTTTGTCTAGATCCTTTTGGATCTTTTCATTCCCTTCGAACAACTTCTCCACATCTCGTACCACTATTCTTAACTTTACCTCCTGGATATAATCCAAGAGTAAGTCATAGACTTGATGAGGTTCTAAAACCTCTTGTAAAGGAAAGGCCCTGCCGAAGTATGTGCTTATAGCCAATATCAATTGGTTACAAGACTGCATATCTCGATGGGGTATACCGGAGATAAACTCCTGTATATAGTGATACACCATATAAAGTTTTATGATACGATCTCGATGAGAGAACTTACCATAAACACCTAGTATGGCTGAGATGAAGTCCGGGTGCTTACCTATAGGTAAGTTCCAACCGTGACTGGACGAGGACTTAAGGAATTCATGGAGAAGTGAATACTTCTTCTGAACTGCCATAAGTCCCCCGATAGAGTAACCTGAAACTTCCTCGTTGTCGATAACTATCCTCTTAGCAAACTCACACATCGTTTCTGATATGAGAGATTTGTCAAGATTGATAGGCATATCGAGCAACTTGCAAAGTTCCAAGTACTTATCGGCCACGTCGCGATCAGCGATAACTAAATCATCGCCTAGTAACACGTATCGCTCAAAGTACTCAGAAGGTGTTGTTACACCTGCTAAGACTGAAGCATACTGTACTATGACGTGATGAGTTAAAGCCATCGCTGCCCAAGACGAGTACGCTCCCATCGGCTGACCTGCCCTGTACAGAACAGGGTCAGATCCTCTGACGGAATAAGCATCTCTAACAAGCAGTTGTTTCCACGCTTCGGCTTTCTCACTACCGAGCAGGTATGTTAATACCTGTTTCTGCAGTGACACAGGCATTCTGTCTGTGGCCGCCGATAGATCGAAACAAAAGTATGGACCAAGAGGTGGCAACTTGAAACGAAAGCTCTCCTGATCAAAGGAACAGTCCTGCTTAATGTTCTTCAGAATGTCCATTAGGGCATTGTGAATAGGCATTAAAGCAGTCTGTGACCA